CTATTTCCTGCGTGGTATCTTGGGCGCCACCCTAATCACGAGATACTATCGGTATCACACAGTGATCAATTAGCCTCTGACTTTGGTCGAAGTGTAAGAGATGTAGTAAATGACCAAGACTATCAGTCAATATTTGAGGGAGTCAAGTTAAGATCCGATGTTAGAGCTGCTGGTAAGTGGCAAACAAATAAGAACGGTGTATATGTAGCAGCTGGTGTACGAACACAGATTGCTGGTCGTGGTGCGCATATAGCTTTACTTGATGATGTGATGTCGGAGGAAGATGCCTTTAGTGAAGCGGGTCGTCGCTATATTAAAGAGTGGTATCCAGCTGGTTTACGAACAAGACTTATGCCGAATGGTTCTATTGTTATTATTAATACACGATATCACGAGGATGATATTTGTGGTTGGTTATTATCAAGTCAAGGTGACGGTACCGATAAAGCTATGAACTGGGAAGTTATAAGAATACCTGCGTGGGTTGATGATAGTAGTAGTAAAATTCTTAACTTACCCGTTGGTGAATCTTATTTTCCTGAATGGAAACCAAAAGAGATATTAGAGAATGATGAAGCAGAGATTCGTAGACACAACGGTTCACGATATTGGGAATCATTGTATATGCAGAACCCAGTGCCAGACGAAGGTGGTATTCTTAAAAAGTCTTGGTTTAGAATTTGGGATGAAGACGAACCACCACAGTGTGATTTTATAATACAGACTATGGACACAGCATTCTCAACAAGAACAACGGCAGATTATAGTGTTATTCAAACGTGGGGTATCTTTGTTACAACCGAAACAGATAGTGAAGGAGTTGAACGAGATATCGGTAATTTAATTTTATTAGGTAATGTTCGTAGTCGATTTGAATATCCAGAGTTACGAAGTAATGCACAAGATGCATTTGATGAACACGACCCAGACATTATAATAATAGAGAAGAAAGCCAGTGGGCAATCGTTAATACAAGATTTACGACGAGCAGGATTACCAATACTTGAATATACTCCTGATCGTGATAAAGTAGCGAGAGCCTATGCTGCCTCACCCTTGGTAGAGTCAGGTCGAGTATGGTTGCCGAATAAACTGTGGGCACAAACATTATTTGATGAAGCCGTCAGTTTTCCGAATGCGGCACATGATGACCAAGTGGATGCGATGGTAATGGCGATACACTATATGAAAGATTCTTGGCACTTGCAACATCCCCATGATCCGTATTATAGTGATAATGACAACACTTATAAAAAAAATAAGGCAACCTACTGGAAGGTATCTAATTAAAAATGGCAATAGAAAAGAATCCCAATGACATAACGGCACCAATTGATGTAGCTAAAGACAAGTTAAATACACAGTCTGAAGCTTTAGGTATTGATGTAAATATAAATGAAGAACAAGAAGAAGATTTAGCTGTCAATGTAGACCCAATGACGGGCGAAGTTGAGATGGCTTTGAATGAAGACAGTGGTAAAATGTTAGCCTCTATCAGCGAGGACTTTTATATGAACCTTGCTGACTTAATGGAAGAAGACCAACTCGAAGAAATATCTAATACAGTTTTAGACAACTATCAATCAGACAAAGAATCAAGAGAAGAGTGGGAGCAAACATTTGAACGAGGCTTTGATTTACTCGGACTTAAACTAGAAGAAACAACAGAACCATTTGATGGGGCTTGTACTGCAACACATCCATTGATTATAGAAAATGCTGTTAAGTTTCAATCAAAGGCATCACAAGAATTATTTCCAAGTAAAGGCCCAGTTAAAACTCAAGTAGTTGGAGCACAAACTCCAGATAAAGAAAAACAAGCGCAACGTGTTAAAGACTTTATGAACTATCAACTCACTGAAGAGATGCCAGAGTATTTCGATGAGTTTGAGAAAATGTTATTTCACCTACCGTTAATCGGTACGGCAGTTAAAAAGGTTTACTATGATGAAACACTAGGACGACCGATATCAGAGTTTATACCTATAGACCAGTTCCATGTATCAAATTTAGTATCTGACCTTCGTCGTGCAGATAGATACACTCACGTTATTTATCGTAGCGAGAATGATTTACGAAAAGATATGGATGCTGGTATGTATAGTGAAATTGATCTAGGTGATCCAGAACAAATGGACAGAGGATCAATCACATCTAAAGCAGAACAGATTATGGGACTATCGGCATACGATGAGAACCCATATGACCCAAGCTATCAACTCCTTGAACAACATCTGTATTTAGATTTACCAGAACCATTTAATAGTCCTACTGGTGTAGCCTATCCGTACATTGTTACTGTCGATAAAAGTTCAAAGAAAGTTTTAAGTATTCGTCGTAACTGGAATGATGGTGATGCTCGGTTTGTAAAGAGAGAACACTTTGTTAGTTATAAGTTTGTACCAGGTTTCGGATTCTACGGACTAGGGTTAATTCATTTTCTTGGTAATCTTACCATGTCGGCAACAGCAGCAATGAGAGCACTAATAGATGCAGGTCAGTTCTCTAATTTACCAGGTGGTTTTAAAGCCAGAGGTGTCAGAGTTGTTGGAGATAATTCTCCGATAATGCCGGGGGAGTTTCGTGATGTTGAGTCAACGGGTTTAGACTTGGGCAAGTCCATAGTTCCTCTCCCGTATAAAGAACCGTCTCAGACTCTTTATCAGATGTTAGGCTTTGTAGCCACTGCCGGCCAGAAATTTGCTGACACGACAGATCAAGTAGTGTCTGATGCAACGAACTACGGTCCGGTTGGCACGACATTAGCATTATTAGAAGCATCGGGTAAGTTCTTTTCAGCAATTCACAAACGACTCCACAAGTCCCAGAAGGACGAGTTTAAAATATTAGCTAGAATAAACCATGAGTTTTTACCCACAACTTATCCTTATGATATTATAGGACAGTCTGCCGAGATATTCAAGCAAGATTTCGATGGCCGTGTCGATGTGATTCCTGTTAGTGATCCTAACATCCCATCGAACTCACACAGACTCGCCCAAGCTCAGCTGATGTTACAGTTAGCTTCGCAGTCACCACCGGGAACTTTCAACATGCCAGAGGTAAACAAAGCGGTTCTTGCCGCGGCTAATGTTGATAATCCCGATAGATTTATGAATGCACCCAAACAGGCTATGCAACAGGACCCTCTCGCCGATATCATGTCAGCTACACGTGGACAGCCGATCAAAGCTTTTCCAGGACAAGACCACGATGCGCACGTCGCCGTGAAGACTGCTTACTTGCAAGACCCGCTAAATGGTGCCAACCCGATTATGAAAATGGTTGAACCAATATTAATGGCTAACGTAAGAGAACATATGGTTCTACGATTCCAAGAACAGATGGGTGGGTTAATGAAAGCGCAAGAGGGTCAAGTAGACCAAGGCGCTAGTCTAACTATGATTATGGCAGAGTCAGCCAAACAGATTCTAACAGCGAATCAGTTAGCAGCGCAAGGTGGAGTAGACAGTATCGAACAACAAAACCTAGACATACAAAAACAATCAGTTATAAATAGGAAAGAACGTGAAGATAAGGAACTCGCTCTTGAAGAAAAGAAACTTAATATAGATGCCATGGTTGAAGCCGCTAAGATTGAAGAAAATAAAAAACAAAAAAACGACAACCTTACAGCCAAAGTGGTAATGGATCTTTTAAAATTAGTTGACAAACAAAAGTTTCAAGAGGGAGGATTCGTGGAAAGAGCAAGAGCTGCTCAACCATCATCAGTGGCTCAAGCATCAGCCGAGGAGTTTAAACAAGCAGCCGACCTTGCTGTTAAACAACCGATCGTTCAACCAAAAAGTTTTTTAGAACAAGCTATGGAAGCTCA